ACAGACATATGAATATGGTGATGTAGAGATCGCCTCAGAAGTTGGTTGGGATGCTTATAAGAAAGTAGCTGATCAACTCATGTATATGTTGAACCATACAGGGCTTCTTCACGGATACAGCTTTAACTCTTGGAGTGATGTTGTAGCCTACGACGAACAGTTCGTTGAAGAGTGGCTAGATAGTCCCCAAACATCCCTTTATTATGCTTTGCAAGTACATGGAGATGTTCAGGATAAGAGCGATGCGTATGCTGCTTTAGACGAGAACGATGTCCAAGACTACTTGCAAGGGATTCTAAACAACGAACCCCAATGCGATTGTCAAGAATGAATCCATATGAAAAGTTACTCAATAGAAAGAGAACATGGACACCAGTCCAAACAACAGCAGGTGAACTTAAACCTGGATCTGAAGAGACCATCTACCGTGCTCTCGCAATACGCCACATGGAGCTACCAGTTGGCGAGTTTATTGCAGAATCACTTGAGAAAGAGGTTCCCGAATCTGCACGGAGATTACTTGAATCAAACGTCAAGGATGAGATAAAACATGATCTCGCCCTTGGCTACATCACCAACGCTATAGGTGTTGATGATAAAGCAGAGAAAGAAGCTTTCCTGCTTAGGGATGCGTGGGAAGCGCACCCAGACCACATGCTTACAAAAGCCTTAGTTATAGAACGTGCTATTTTCTTTGTACTTCTGCCTTTTTTTAGGTATAACGGCGACGCTGGTCTCCGAACGGTATCAGCTGATATTTCCAGAGACGAACAAGTACACGTGGCCACTAATAGTCTCGTATGTGCTGATATGGGTCTTACTCCTAGTAAATCTCTGGATAAACTTAGGAAAGCCACCATTAACTGGATCATGGAACCCCTAAGTAGAAATACTTATGGCGATAAATATTTAAGCAAAAAATTTTGGCTCGAAACGAGCGACAACTTAATGTATAACGGCAAGGCTCCAGAACTTTCTGCGACCAAGTCAGCTCGGATGCCTGCCTTCTTTGAACATGCAAACACAAATCTCCCTCAATACTCTTAAGTTAGATCACGAAAGGTTTGACAGACTGGTTAACAAGTTAGAAGAACGATTCGCTTGGCAACCAGTCCATCCTAAAGAAGGTATTGAATCAATAATGTATAGAGCTGGTCAAGCCAGCGTCATTGAATATATGAAATCCTTACTCGACGAATGACATGTGTTTTTTTAATCCGAAAATAGATACACCAGCATCAGTCACGCCTACAGTAAAACAAATGCCAACAATTAATACTGGATTACCAAAGTCTAAGAAATTAGATACCGCTGAAGATGCAACTAAGAAAGTACAGTTTGGTAGTACAGCTAGAGCTGCGTCTCAAGCTAAACAAGTAGGTACTAGTGAATTAAAAATTAATATAAATGCACCCAAGACAGCACAAAAATCTGGAGGAGTAAACCTTGCGTAAAGCTAGTGAACGTTACTCGGCGTTAACGAGTGGACGTGCACAGTTTCTAGATACAGCAGTTGAATGTTCTAAGTTAACACTACCTTATTTAGTACAAGATGATAACTCATCGAAGACTGGTAGAAAACATTTAACACAACCTTGGCAAAGTGTCGGCAGTAAAGCAGTCGTAACTTTAGCAGCTAAATTAATGTTAGCTTTGCTCCCACCACAGACTACATTTTTCAAGCTACAAATCAGAGACGATAAATTAGGTGAAGAGATTGATCCACAAATCCGTAGCGAATTAGACCTATCTTTTTCTAAGATGGAAAGAATGGTTATGGATTACATAGCAGCCTCTAGTGATAGGGTTGTTGTACATCAAGCACTCAAACATTTAATAGTCTCAGGTAATGCTCTCGTCTTTATGGGTAAAGATGGGTTAAAACATTTTCCATTAAATAGATACGTCGTTAACAGAGACGGTAATGGTAATGTTATAGAAATTGTCACAAAAGAATTAATCAGCAGAAAGGTTTTAGGTGAAGAGCTGCTTGAACCTGACCCAAACACAGTTGCGGGTAACAACACAGGCTCTGAAGACGATGACGTAGAAGTGTATACATGCGTCAAACTTGATGATAAAAGTGGTCGTTGGGTTTGGTATCAGGAAGTTGAAGGTAAAATCATTCCTGGTAGCAGAAGCACAGCACCAAAGAAAACAAGTCCATGGCTCGTCTTACGTTTTAATACTGTAGATGGAGAGGACTACGGAAGAGGAAGAGTTGAAGAATTTATCGGAGACTTAAAATCATTAGATGCACTATCCCAAGCATTAGTTGAGGGATCAGCTGCAGCTAGTAAAGTAATCTTTCTACTTTCTCCCAGCTCTACAACAAAGGCATCTACTCTTGCATCAGCAGGTAACGGTGCAATCGTACAAGGTAGACCAGATGATGTAGGAGTCATTCAAGTTGGTAAAACAGCTGACTTCTCAACAGCTAGTACCTTAGCTACACAAATAGAAAAGAGAATCTTAGATGCTTTCCTTGTCCTACAGATTAGACAGAGTGAAAGGACTACAGCAGAAGAGGTACGTCTAACACAGATGGAATTAGAGCAACAGCTCGGAGGTCTATTCAGTTTATTAACAATTGAATTCCTAATTCCTTATCTCAATAGAACACTACTAATACTTCAACGTAGTAATGAAATACCTAAGATACCTAAAGACTTAGTACGTCCTCAAATTGTAGCTGGAGTTAATGCTCTAGGTAGAGGACAGGACAGAGAAAGTCTTACAGGATTTATAACAACCATTGCACAAACTCTTGGTCCAGAGGCATTGATGAAATTCATTGATCCTTCAGAAGCAATCAAGAGATTAGCAGCTGCACAAGGTATAGATGTATTGAACTTAGTCAAGACTGCACAACAGATGCAGCAAGAGATGGCTCAACAACAGAACCAACAAGCTAACCAACAACTATTAGGTCAGGCAGGTCAGTTGGCATCATCACCATTAGCAGATCCAACTAAGAATCCAGATGCAATGGAAATGGCTGAACAATTCACAGGTGGAGCAATGCAATCACCTGACATAACACAACCACCCACTGAATAAATATGGCAGAAACATTAACAATTAATACTGAGGCTGAGTCAGCAACATCAATTGATAACCTAACTCCAGATGAGCAAGACTCCCTACAAGTTGGGGAGTCCATGCAAGCGGAGCAAGAACAATTACTTGCTGGTAAATATAAGAACGCTGAAGATCTAGAGAAAGCTTATGTCGAACTTCAAAAAAAACTTGGAGGACAAGGTGATGAAACTAGCGAAACAACTAGGGACACCGATGCTGTTGACGAAGAAGAAACGTCTGAAGAAAAAGAAAAAGCTTCGGAAGATTCTCCAGCAGTTACATTAATCAATGAAGCTAATGAAGAGTTCTTTGCAAATAACAATGAGCTATCAGCAGAGACAATAGAAAAGTTCTCCAGTATGAGCAGTCAAGATTTAGTGAATGCTTATATGGAGATTCAAAAGAATCAACCACAACCAACACAAGCAGCTGATCTAAGTGAATCAGATATTAATGTAATTAAAAACTCTGTAGGTGGTGAATCTGAGTATGGAAAGATTGTTGGTTGGGCTAGTGAGAACTTAGAATCTAGTTCCATAGAAGCTTTCGATAATATTGTTGAAGGTGGTAATAAAGCTGCTATTCAATTAGCTCTTAATGGACTTAAAGCTCAGTACGAAAACGACAATGGATATGAAGGGAGAATGTTAACTGGTAAAGCACCACAGAATTCAGGTGATGTCTTCAGAAGTCAAGCTGAAGTTGTTGCTGCAATGACTGATGCACGTTATGAAAATGATCCTGCATACAGACAAGACTTAATTGACAAACTTGACAGATCTAATATTGATTTCTAATCATGAATTTACGTGAGCGCATCAAACATAGAAACATGCAGCTATTAGATGCTAAAACTAGAGATAAAGCTGGTAACTATAAATTAACTAAGAAAGAACAAAAAGATTTAGCTGACTGGCGCAAAAAACAATTGAAAATAAATTAGGTAATCATGGCGACCTGACAGTTCATCATCGCCATTCACCTATCTTTCAAATCAATGACAGTTATAACCGAATACGGTAAACAAAACATTTTCGCTAAAGAACCACCTATAGAAATTATGAACAAAGAAGAAGCAAGTTTTCTTATGCACGATGCAGAAGAACTGAATGGTCGTCTAGCTATGCTAGGTGTCATCGCTGCACTCGGCGCATACATAACTACTGGACAAATCATTCCAGGTAT